TTTCCACGATTGTTTATACGGTAATCTTCTAGTAGATCCACCGCCCGAAATTGTGGACAATAATGAATGTGAACCGCTTGGTGCTGTTGAAGATGTTTGCTCAAGATAACCAGTAGAATATGTTGGTGGGTTTAATGGGTCTGTTGGAGAACCATAAGCGCCAGTACCAAAGAAATATTTATAAGCATTAGCTTCATTATAAAACTTATCATATTTTTCACAACCACTTTCAATTGATAAACTAGTACCAACTAATGATGGATCTTTAATTGTTGCTCTATCATAAATTCTTAAAACAGTATTATCGGGAACAATCCCCGATTCATCTAAATTTACCCCCGTAATATCTAACCATTCTTGAAATGTAAAATTAACATATTTCGCACCATTTGCAACACTACCGCCAACGGTTGGTAAAAACGAATTCATAACAAGATCAAGAACCGCATCACCACTTGGGAACGAATATGTTCTAAAAGTAATATCAGATGAATCTGTGTGTGAAGCTAAAGGTTTAAGAGCACCAATAAAGGGGGTAAAAGATCCCTGAGTACCAGAACTTGGTGACGGATAGAATTCAGCATAGTATCTGTGATTAGACGATGGGTCGTCTGGAACTGTTGCGGTCAAAGAAGATATTGCATCTAATTGTGAATATGATGGTGATGTCGTGCCACTACATTGTCCTCCATTATCTTTGGCAAATTGCCCAATAAATCTATCTTGTAATAAAGTGGGATCAGTTGCTAAATTTTTATATTTAGCAGAACTAGCATTATTTGGTATAACCAAAAGAACCCCTTTACCAAGTCCACCAGAAATATTAAATTTAAAACTGTAAAAACTGGCCTCTGAAACTCTACAATAATTGTTAGAACTAGAAATATCTTTAACAATACCACTATCATCTGTTGAACATTCTTCACAATCAGGATAAATCGTTAAAGATAACTGTTGTGTTAATCTATCTGAAATTCTATATGCTAAGTCTTTTAATTGTTCTGAAAATCTTTCAAATGGTCTCCAGTTAAATGGCCAACCAAAATATATGTCATAGAAAAATTGAGCAACACTCCAGAAGAAACTACCAACTAATTCAGCGAACTTTAATAAAACGATTGAATAGACAAATTGAACGAACAATAATATTTCAGCAATTATTAAATTAAATTTGATTCTATTTTTAAAACCAAAGTTTGTTGGTAAATAATTCGCATTACCCGAACAATCATCTTCAGCATTTGGTCTAATTTCTTTTATACCTAAAAAAGCGTCTCTTCTTGATAAACCAAAAAAACTTTCAATGGCTGATGTTTCATAGTGTGATCCCTGAAAAGAAGATGGGGTGTATACTTTACCATAAATAAATTTATAGAAATAGTCTTTTGGAATATAATCAGGGTATTCCCCTAACATCAATTCTTTTTTGTGCGTTCTTTGTGATGTTGTTAAAGATTCCAATGTAACACCCGTTGGTGCCGGAACTCTAAAATAATCTTCAAAAACATTTGAAAATGTATATGTCGATAATAAAGCTTCGCTATATTCACCGTTGTTATTAGTACCGTTTGTGTAATTATTAAATTCACGAATGTTTGGTATTAAGTAATGTCCTGATTGTGTTCCCTTTCTTGCTTGCTGATCACTATTATCTAACGACATTCTAAGACGAGCAACAGTTGTTGTTGGAATACCTTTATTTGAATCATTGGTAATTTCTAACTCCCCAAATTCATTTGTGTAGGTATAATCCATATTCATTTCAACAACCATCATTGATGAACCATCTTCTTCAATTATACCTGGATTAAAATATTCTAATTCCGGATATATTGAAACACCGTCAGAACCAATAACTTTTTTACCTGTATATCTAACCCCCTCAATAGAACCAGTTTCCGTTTGTAGATTACACTTGTAACCTGTTTTCATTCTGATTACACCACTTTTCTTTACCGCATCTGATTCATCATCTGTTACACTTGAAACTAAAACAAGAGATATTGGCGCTACTTTAATACCAAAGTTTGATAGGTCAAAATCAACTCTATTGATTCCAATTTGGCATAAATCTTTATTACCCCAAAAAGGAGCAACTTCCACAGCTCTTTTAAATGAAACAATCTGTGGTAACCCGTCTAAATCACTATCTGATTTAAATCTGTAAAATCTATCAAATCTATCTTCAGAGGTTCCTTGTCTAATAAAATCATATGGTCTAAGTGAAAAACAACCCATATCTGATAAGTCAATATCAACATGAATTTGTTGATCGCCAAGAGGAACCCCCCAGATCATGAAATCACCCGCAGAGTTTGTTTTTGCTGTATATCTGTAATATTTTTCAAAAACTTCTAAACACTCTTCTCTGGTTAAAATATCTTCTTGATCAAAAAAAGTACCAGTTGGAGTATGTCCACCATGTTGTTTTCTAGATGGCAAAAGATTGTAACGATAACCATCTTCATTTGAATCAGTGGAGATTTTATAAGGATATAAAGCAGAAACAACCGGATCGGTTTCATCTATGTCATTTATTGGCACAAATATTGAAACCCTAGCATTAGGTACACCAAATCCGTTATTTACAACAACTCTACCACACACGACGCCATAATCGGCGCATATTGATGTATAAGCTTCTTGTTGAGTAAACTTTAATGACAGAATCTCTAAAAGATCAAAATCTTGCTTAAGCTCGATATTAATCGTTTTGTCTGTACCAATCTCTGTATTAATACGGTGCTTTTGAATCATACTATCTATAAATAGAAACTCTTAAGTTTTCTAGTACTAAAAGATAACTAAAAAATAGATTAATATGTAGTCGTTCCTGTGGTTTTAACGCGGATTTTTATATCTTTATTAGGGAAGCGAATTTGGAATATTTGATTCGACTTCATATGAATGGTCATATCGGTTTGACCAATTTCTTTTGTAACCGCATCTTTATATGCTACTGACACCTCTGAAGAAGAATACTCCCCACCGGTTTTGTTAAAAACTCTAATCTCTACGGCGTTAACCACACCAGAAACATTTGTTATTTCTGACATTAATTCACCAACAAAAAGAGGGTCACCCATTTTTCTTTTATCAATTGCAAAATATGCGGTGATTCTTGATATGATGTCGCGTAAAACTTCTGTTTGGTTTTGGTTTTTATCCATTATAACATCAACCTCTAGAGCCAAATCGATAACTTCTCCACTAACAATATCTAAATAATCATTAATCATTCTAAACTCTGATAGATAATTTAGTATATTATTTTTTAAAGTGGTTGAAACAATGTCAGTAAGATTACCAGACTCATCATATGATAATAGTTTTATTCTTACTTTGTTGTCTTCTTCCATTACATTCACTTTAGCTGGGGCACCATAAGTTGATGGCATTGTTTCAATTAATGATTTGTAATCATTTAAAGTAACTGCTCTGTTTTGTGCTGCAAAGTTATATGATATTAAACCTCTTAGTTCTTCAATCCCTGGTTGGTCTGAACCACCAACAGCTGGTGTTATATTTGTAACAATTAAAGATTGTGCTACCTGATCATTAGTCGTTGAATTTGGACCAGTAATTTCAAAATCAACATTATCTATGTTGCTGATTACATTAACACCCAAATTACTTTCTTTACCACCACCAATTCTATATTTCACAAACAATGTTGTGTTTATCTTTGGTATAGCACCAAGTGATTGGTTATTTAAATAAGTTCCTAAATTTACTTTAAGATTATTTGTAATATAATTGTCTAAGTTTTCTAATGGATCAATATTTCCAGAACCAAATGTTAATGAAAAATAACTTTCTGGAGTATACTCTGTTATGAATTTATTAGATACTCTGCGATATTCTCCTGCTTTAAAATTTGCTCTATCAGATATAGCAGTTCTATTTGGTATAAAGACCTTTTCTTGAACCAATGATTGTACTTCATACCATTTGTTATTACTGTTAATAAATTCAGCATCTGTTGGATTACCAGCAAACGTTGTTCCGTCTTTATGAATAACACCGGTAACACCTAAAACGTTTTTTTCAGGTAGATATAACTTTAAAAATGGTCTTTGTTCTTGAGCAGTAATAACTCGTCTATAAACCTTTGTGATTCCATTAACAACCGGTTCTCTTTTAACTATTGTATATGAAATCAATTTATTATTACCATCAAAATTTGGTATTTTTAATCTATTAGGTTCTCCTTTTTCGTTATATGGTACTGAAAAATCAATGTCGGTAATTGTTTCAAAAATTTGACCTCCACCAGAAATTTGTGCGCCAGATTTTAAAATACCCTCATATCTTTCATCATCTTTATCTCCTCTAACTGGTACATTTATACTAAAGTCACATAATGCAACTGATGGTCTAGGACCAGGAACTTTAAACCCGTATGTCTTTGCAATGTGAAATAATGATTGTCTTTGTTGAGCAAAATCTAACATGGTTTCTTGCCACACCCTATCAATATGAAAATGTAGGTTATCAGCAACCGCGGCGTTTAAATCCAACAATACAGAATATATCGATGCATCATTTGTGTTGTTAATTAATTCAGGATAGTAATCTCTAGTTAATTGAACTAAATCCTGTCTGATTCCAGCGAAATCTCTGTTTGTATATGAAATGTTTTTTGCCATGTTATATATTAATAATTATAAAATCAGAAGAACCAAACGCACCGTTATTGGTTGTATAGTCAATTCTTATTTTAGCAGTATATGGTTTTGTTGATGCGTCACTAACTCTAAAAAGTCTAGCATCACTTTCCTCACTAACAATAGATTGTTGTTCTGGGTCTAATTCTGCGTTTGTTATTTTTATTGCATTTATTTCTAAATTTGGTATGTATTTTCTAACTGAATCTCTGATTTCGTCCTCTATGTGAGCATACGTCACACTATCGTTCAAATCGAATATATATTCATATAAACGACTACCAAAATCAGGTAAAAAATATCTACTACCTTTTCTTGTTAATAAAAGATGTATGAGATTAGCGCGTATCTCTTCCTCAGTGGTGATAGTCATTTTAACATAGTCACCAATCTTACTCTGTCTGAACGGAAAGTCTAAACCGTATTTTGTAGCCATAACAATAAATATAAAGAATACTAAAATGGATATAAATAAAAAATCGCGACACTTCCTAAAAAATGTCGCGATGAGTTTCACAATATTAGTGACTTGATATTCGCCCCCTGTATTAAATCAAGTCCTGGATGCTCAAGGTACGCCTTGACGACAGTAAACTTTGAGGGAGCCACCCATTATCTTACGATCCACACCCCTCACACTCAAATGGTGAATCTGTGGGTCTTTCACTCGTCATAACCAATTCTGGTGTATTTTCACTGATAATGGTATTATTTGTTGGTGTAGCATAAGTCACATTTTGTTGTGCTGGTTGTTCTACCGGTTTAGCTGTTGATGTATCAATACCAAGACCTTTTAATGCATCTACCGCAGATCTTGTTCTTAAATAATACATACCGGTTTTTAAACCCATTTTCCAACCATATAAATGTGCTGCTAATAATTTTGGTTTAGTTGCATTGTCAATAAATAAGTTTAAAGACTGTGATTGATCAATAAACACACTTCTATTTGCAGACATTGTCAAAATTCTTTTTTGCGACATCTCCCAAACTGTTTTATAAACCTCCTTTACTTCCACAGGAATTTCTGGAATGTTTTGAACTGAACCGTTTTCCATAATCAATTTCTTCTTGATATCGTCATTCCATAAATTTAACTTAAGAAGTTGATTTACCAAATGTTTATTGATTACAATAAACTCACCACCCAATGTTCGACGAGAATATAAATTAGTTGTAAATGGTTCAAACGCTTCGTTATTACCTAAAATTTGTGCTGTAGATGCTGTAGGCATTGGGGCAACCAATAAAGAGTTTCTAACACCATTGTTAACAACCTCTTTTCTTAATTTTTTCCAATCCCATCTACCTGACAAATCTTTATCTGTTTTACCCCACATCTCAAATTGGAACACACCTTTTTCAATTGGTGATCCAACAATAGATTCATATGGGCCAAATTGTTTTGCCAAATCATTTGATGATGTCATCGCAGCAAAATAAATTGTTTCAAAAATATCTGTCTGTAACTTATCCGCTTCATCACTTTCAAATGGTAAATTTAACATACAGAATACATCAGCTAAACCTTGCACACCTAAACCAATTGGTCTGTGTTTAAAGTTTGAATTTTTGGTTTCTTCTGTTGGATAGAAATTTAAATTAATAACATTATTTAAATTCTTAACCACTTGATACGTGTAATCATATAATAAATCATGATTAAACTCGCCATCAATAATATATTTTGGTAGAGCAATTGATGCTAAATTACAAACCGCTTGTTCTGTAGGAGAACTATATTCAATAATCTCAGTACATAAATTCGAAGATTTAATTGTTCCAAGATTTTTTTGGTTTGACTTATAGTTCGCAGCATCTTTATATAACATGTACGGAGTTCCAGTTTCAATTTGTGCTGTTAAAATAGCATCCATTAATTTTCTAGCTTTAACAACCTTTCTTGCTTTACCTTCTTGCTCGTATTGAGTATATAGTTCTGTGAAATTTTTTTGTGTTGGTGTATCATATACATCAGATAACCCTGGAGCTTCATCAGGAGAAAATAATGACCAATCACCATCTTCTTCTACACGTTGCATAAATAAGTCAGGTGTCCACATTGCTAAGAATAAATCTCTAGCACGCATTTCTTCTTTACCATGATTTTTTCTTAAATCAATAAATTCAAAAACATCCGCATGCCAAGGTTCTAAGTAAATAGCAAATGACCCTTTACGTTTTCCGCCTTGATTAATCCAACGAGCAACCTCATTATATGTTTTCATCATAGGTAATAAACCATCAGATTCGCCACCTGTACCTTTAATGTAAGCACCTTTAGCACGAACATCATGTACATGAAGACCGATACCTCCAGCCCATTTAGAAATCTTTGCAACATCTTTGATTGTATCAAATAGTCCATCAATATCGTCTCCTTTGTTTCCAATTAAGAAACAAGATGACATCTGTGGTCTACGTGTACCAGCATTAAATAATGTTGGTGTTGCATGTGTATAAAAGTGTTGTGATAAATC